GCAACATTCTGCAACCGACTTTCTTTCTTTAGTTTCTGCTTTACGAGAGGACCGTCATGGTGATTGATAGCTGGCCGATCGCCCGAGTCAAACCCTACGAGAAAAACCCACGCGCCATACCAGAGGAGGCTGTTCGGGCCGTCGCCGAATCGATCCGCGAGTTCGGATTTCGACAGCCGATCGTTGTCGACCAGCACGGCGTGATCATCGCCGGGCACACACGCTGGAAGGCGGCCTGCCTATTGGAACTCGAACAGGTTCCGGTCCACGTCGCGACCGACTTGACCGAGGACCAGGTAGTTGCCTATCGGGTTGCGGACAACCGGGTTGGCGAACTCACTGATTGGGATCCTGCTGGACTGATGGCTGAACTCGACGGACTTGTCTCTCAAAGCGCGGAGTTGAACGCCCTGTTCTCCGAACTCGATGCGGAGATGCGCAAGCGGGCACGCGCCGAGGCCGGGGAGGACGATGACGGCGACGATAAATCCTCGGCTGACGATTCGGGCGAAGGCACCGAGACCGACGGTCTTGCACTCCGCCCACACGAACACTATGACTATGTAGTGATCTTGGCGCGGGACAGTCAAACCTGGAACGTGCTTTGCGAACGACTCGGAATCAGGGAGGGCCGCATCTTTGGCCGCAAGAAAACGCGGATCGGGATCTGTCGAGCCATCGAAGCTGACCAAGTGCTCCGAAGGATACCGCATCATCATCCCGAGTCGGCAGAGGCTCAAGGCGATCGAGAAATCGGCGGCGATCTTCCAGTCGGCGACCATCCTGGTTGACCAGCGAGAAGTCGCGGAATACTCGAAGGTTGTTGACCCGTCCCGGATCGAATCGCACGGCGGATTCAACGGGTTCGCCCCCATATTCAATTGGTGCCTGGATCACTTCCCAGACGAAGTCCTTGTGTTCTGTGACGATGACATTGTCGGCATCCATACCACTACGCCGCCGTCGCGCAAGTTGTCGCCGGCGGAGTCAATCGCGGTCATCGAAAACCTGATTCAGGCGATCACTGATCTCGATCTCACGGTCGGTTGTTTCAGCCGGTCGGCCAACCATCTCCTGTTCGACCCGGTCAACGAGCCCATTCGGCCGACTCAGCCGGTGTGTTGCTGCTTTGTTGTCCGCGAGGCCGCGCGTCGCAGGCTTTATGATCCGGCGCTTGTCGGCCGCGGGGATGTCGATTGGACCCTGAAAACCTTCCGGGATGATCGGGTCATATACTGCGACGTGCGATTCACGGCTGTTGCCGGGCGAGCGTTCGGCGGCGCCGGCGGAAATGTCGGCATTGTGGACAGTACGCAGCGGGACCGGGCCACTCGCATTCTCAAGACGCGATGGGGCAAGTTCGTAAACAACAAACCGAATAACTTCTCCAAGAATCGGACGGTTGTCCCGCTCCGGCTTGCGATCACACGAAAGAACCCGACTGCGGTCGGGTAGACTGTCCATGCCAAATAACGTCAAAGCCGGATATGTTCTCTTGTCGCTCCCCAACAGCGGAAGCACGTTTGTCGCGGACATGATCGCGAAGCACGTCCCGCTCAAGTATTACCAGATGGAGTATTTCAATCCGGCCCGGAACGCCAAACGGTTCCAGGAGCTGCGGCGCGGGTTCGGATGTGAGCTGGTCTCCTGCTATCGGTGGATCGGCGAATCGCCCGGGGATGATGTGCTCGACAACATCGTCTCGAAGACCTTGGCGGTTGACGGCTTCGACTTCACCAAGGAAGTGTTCTCGCCGCTCAAGGTTCAGTGGTTTGCCTCACGGTTCCACGCCGCGATTCTTGTCAGCGACGATCGGTACGTGTTCCCGCCGAGGAGGCGCAGCATCCTGTCGATGTACGAGCACGCCTATCGCGCTGTGTTCCCCGGCTCGGTCCCCGATGTGCTTGAATTCGACGCGAGGCGGTGTTACGAGTTTCTTCGCGGCCGGATGATCGAAGACGCCCTGCGGCTCCAGGTTCCGATCCTCCACTACCCTGAAATCGTCGAGGCGGACGCCGACACCATCGCAGCATCGTTGTCGGGGCTCGGCTGGCCGATAACCGATCCGCTTACCGCGGCGCGGGCTATCGTTTCCGCCAGGAAGTCCCCGGAAGGCCGCTACCGATAACTCCCCTATCTCGGCACCTCCGCCGACCGATCGTAGCGCCACGAGGCCCGCTACGATTCCTCTCCTGCCACAAACCCAACGCCGACCCCCATTCTCTGACCGGAATCGAGGTTGTCACGCAATCGTAACGGGTCACTATAACGGCTTGACGCCGGATACCGATACGGTAGACTTCCATCATACGGTTGGGCGACGGGCTCGACCGGGGCCGGATCGGCCGGTTACTCAAAACGAGGATACGACGATGCAAGCAACTTTTGGACAACACGTATCGGACCTTATCGAAGAACTCAAATCGATCGACTGCGAACGATTCGACGAAGACGGCGACGACGTAAAGTTGGAACTCGCGACCAGTCTCCTCGAAAGCGCCGTCCTGCTTATGGAAGAAGTCGCCGGTAGGCAAAATCACGGCCGTGCGATCCGGGACATCATCGATCCGATCGACAAGATTCTGAACGACGCCGGCGGGAATCGGTTCTCGCTGAACGACTGGATCGACCAGATGGACGAATGCGACGAGGACTAACGCGGTCGAAAAATAAATCGCCCCGCGCGGTGTGTGGCCGCGAGGGGCGGGTGTCCGGCTGTTAAGGAGCCAGAACATGAGCAACAGTAAAGCAATTCCTAGTTCGGTCAAGTTCGCGACCATCACGGCAGAAGAATGGCGGCCAGATACCGAAGCGTACCTGTTCGCCGAAACGGGCGAAGGCGCCCTGTACCGAGTCGATTCTATCCGGCCGGATTGCTGGATCGTCACAGTCGGCAAGGACTCGCAGCCGGGCCACTGGATGACCAGTTCTTGGTGCTGTCATTTGGGAACTCGGCTCTACGTGTTCCCGGATCGCGCGAATCGCGACCTTGCCGAGCACGCCCTTCAATCCGACCTTGCCGATCGTCGCGACCAGTCTGACGCGGAGTCGCTCGCGTCTCGGATTGGCGGTGCATCGTGCTAAGTGAACGATTCCGCCCATCGACCTTCGATGACTTTGTCGGCCAGCCGGCAATCGACGAGCTTCGCAGCGCCGTCAACGATTCCTGGAACTTTGAATCCGGCGGAGAGCGGTGGCTCTTTGAATCGGACGGGCTCGCCGGCTGCGGAAAGACTTCAGCCGCGTTCGCAACCGCCCGGGCGCTCGGATGCTCAGACTTTGACATCATCCGAATCGACTCCCGGGCCAGCACGATTGAAGATTTTCGCGAGCTTGAATCCCAGATGCTGATCTACGGGTGGGGGCCGTCTGCTCGGAAAGCCTACATCATCGACGAGATCCAGCACCTGAACCGCTCCTGTCTTCGGATGCTGCTCGGGCTCCTCGAAAACATCCCGAACCATGTCATCGTGATCGGGACAACGACCAGCACGGATTGGGCGGACGATGTTGACGGGCTCTATTCGCGGTGGCGCCGCTTTCGATTCGACAAGCCGGATTCGGATGCGGTCGCGACTCACCTGCGGAGCGTCGCCGATGAACTCGGGCTGGATGTTCCCGATGGGTTTCGGTTTATCGCGTACGTTCGAGGCAAGTACGCCGGATACCCATCGACCGGAAACAATGTCAGGGACTTGATTGAGCAGTTGCCTTCGGCGCTGCGACGATTCGACCGAAAAGCCGCGGCATCGGCCGCTTGAAATGGAGGACGCACCGATGGATATGAACAAGGTCAAAGACAAAATCCGCAAGCTGCTCGCAATCGCGAATGACAGCTCCGAAGTAGACGGCGAAATCCGGGCAGCGATGAAGCTCGCCCAGGACGCGATGGACAAGTACCACCTGGACCTGGCCGACATCGAATGCTCGGCCGGGGATTCCGGCGTCGCCGCCAAGGTTGTCGAGATGAACCGGGAGCAGGCATTCGGCAAGAACTCGCGAATGTCCTCGTGGGAATCCGCGCTCGGGCTTTCGGTATCGGAGTTGATCGGATCGGTCGACGTCTACGTGTCCTGGACGCTCGGGGGCACGTTCGGGACCGAGAAACGCAAGTGTCTGCAATTCTATGGCGCCGCCGATGATGTCCGGCTCGCGATCGAACTTTATGCCGAATGGCAGCTTGTGATCGCGGCGATGGCCACGGGGCGGTTTGGACGCGCGTACAAGGGCGACGGGCTGCAATACTGCGATGGGTTTGTTTCGTCGCTCTACGAGCAGGTCAAAGCCGCCGCCCGCGAACGCAAGCCGATGGTCACTGAATCGACCACCGCCATTGTCCATGTTGCCGGCGGATCGCTCGCCGATGTGCTCGCGTCTAAGCGGGACAACGCAAACCGCTGGCTGCTCGATACGCACGGCGTCAAGCTGAGTCGCGGCCGGGGACGCGGCGGATCGCGTCGGACCGGCGGACTGGACGCCTATCACACTGGACGCGCCGACGGCCGACGGGCGGAGTTCACGGCACGGCGCATTGCGAAGCTGACCGGGTGAACGAGGAACGGAACGAACCTTAACCGGCGGAGAACCATCGATGAAAATGACACTAGGCCAGCGAATCTACTACAAGGGCGACATGGCGAACATCGACGACGCCGGAACGATCGTCGGCGTCAGGCCCGCCGATAAGTTCGCCCCGGAAAGTTACGACATCGACCTTGACGACGGCCGAACAATGCAAGGCGTCTATCACTTGGCGTTCGACAGTGGACCCGGCCGCCGATTCGTACCCTTGGACGAATGGCGCGCACAACGTGAAGCGGCGATCAAGACATCGGCGGCGGCGATGCGTGCGATCCTAGAAAACCCAAAGGGACCGAAAAAGACCTGAACCTGGAGATTGAAAAATGTACGCAAGCGAAATCATTAAACACGCAAAGACAACGGGGCGACTGTGGCTTGGCGGAGAAATGGAATTTCCATTCCCCGCCCGGATTCGCGACACAGAACAGGCCGCAGTTAATGTCGCCGAAAACTGCGGCTACCTTGTGACGCGCGATGGCATGAGCCGACTTCAAATCAGCGGCGGAGACATTCCCGGCTACATCGTGCTGGACTGGTTCCAATCGGATCGGATCGGGCCGGAGAAAGTCGAACCGTGGACATCCGAATCGGCCTATGCGGACCTCGATGAAACGGTGGCAGTCTAACGGCCACGATCTAACCCCCAACGCGGCCCGGCCGCAGGAGATGACGATGACTTGCTCGGAAGAAATTAAACACGGCGTTTTCACGTTGGAGGCATTCGCAGATTGGATTGCCGGTCTGACGTTCGCACGCATTGCCAAGGTCTATGGCGGCCTAGATGAGCCCGAACGGTCCTATGTGCAGGAAAAGTACCGGAAGGCGATTGAAAACCCACTGCGATGGTTCGGCTCGCTCGATTTGGAAAAACGCCGTCGATGCGTCGTGGCCGTCATCGACCATTATCATTCCGCACTCGCGGCCGCGAAAGCAACACCCAACACGGAGACCTAAGAATGCTGCCACCAAAGAAGACCAAACGTCGAATGGTTGAATTCACCGACGATGACCGGGAACGCTGGGAGCGTTGCCGGGTCGCGCTCGAGAGAGAGCGCGGCGTACCGATCAGCCACCACGGGATGATCCACTACGCTCTTGCCCGGCTTTGCGACACGATGAACATTCCGCGAAAGGAGTCCAAGAAGAATGATCCCAGGAACGCACAACGGGCTTGACGCCTTCGAGTGCCTGTCCGGCCTGCAAAAGTCGATCCGCCGCGGGCTTGAACGCGAGGCGATGGAGTTCGCCTGCGAAATCGGGCACACCAGCAAGCCGTTCTTTACGATGCTGACCAACCGGCTAGAAATCATCATGCACGAGGATATCGGACTGCCCGGCATGGACGCCGTGGTCTACGCTGCGACCTGCATTGAACATGCTCGACGGCATTACGACGCGGACAAACCGGGCAAGTGGCGGATGATGGTCGGGAACGCAATCCGGGCGCTCGCGCGATCCGCCAAATCGCGAGAGGGCGATCACTTCCAGGCGGTAGTCGGCGTTCCGAACCTTGAGTTGAAAGTCGCCCCGGTCGTACCTGATTGGGTGCACGACAAACACACCAAGATCGGGCGCAAGCTAGGCCGCGGGCTCGATCACTTCCGGTCGGATTCGGCGCAACTCGACAAACCGACCGGCGTCGATCCGTACGAAGACGAGGCATACCAGGTTTGGAGCGCGAAGGCGGAACGACTAAAGTCGCCAGATGCAGGGTGCGAACTGTTTGACTGAAAGTTCCGATCGCGCTGACCGAACGTGGTAGCCTCGACGCTCTCCGATCTTGTCGCAAAAGCGAAGCGGGTAGGAATCTCCGGCCTCACGGCCGATGAAATTCTGCGCCTGGAGCGCGTCCGCCGAACCATCCGGCCGGAGAGCGACAAGTACGAGGCGCACAAAAAGAAGTCGATGGCCCGGCAACGGGCTCAGTCTCTTGCCGGCCGAGAGATCGGCGAGTTGCCGGCGGTTGAACGGCCGGAAATCAAAGAGGCGGCCCGACGGGACTTCCGGCGCTTCTGCGAAGAATACCTGAAGCCGACATTCTCCCTGCCCTGGTCGCGGGATCACCTCCGGGTCATTGCCAAGATCGAACAGGCCGTGCTCGAGGGCGGGCTGTTCGCAATGGCCATGCCCAGAGGCAGCGGCAAGACCAGCCTGTGCGAATCCGCCTGTCTGTGGTCCCTTGTCTACGGTCATCGGGAGTTTGTCGCACTGATCGGCGGCGACGAGGACCATGCCGCCAAAATGCTCGAGTCGATCAAGTCCGAATTGGAGGACAACGACCTGCTGCTCGGCGACTTCCCCGAAGTGGCCTATCCGATCCGGGGCCTTGCCGGCATAAACCAACGGGCCACGGGCCAGCTTCACCACGGCAAACGGACCCGGATCGGCTGGACCGCCAACGAGATTATCCTGCCCACCATTGAAGGATCCCCGGCGTCGGGGGCAATCGTTCGGGTTTCCGGTATTACGGGCCGGATCCGCGGCATGAAGCACAAGCGGGCCGACGGCACCGCGATCCGGCCCGCCCTTGTTCTGATCGACGATCCCCAAAAGGACGAAGTGGCCCGGTCGCCCGCCCAGGTGGTTGCCAGGGAACAAGTGCTCGCGGGCGCCGTGCTCGGACTTTCCGGACCCGGGCGCAAGATCGCCGGCCTGATGACGCTTACCGTGATCCGCCCCGATGACCTCGCCGATCGAATCCTGGACCGCGACAAACACCCCCAGTGGCAAGGCGAACGGACCAAGATGGTCTATTCGTTCCCGACCAACAACGATCTCTGGAACCAATACGGCGAAGCATGGCGCGACTCAGTCAACGCCGGCAAAGGCATCGCGGGCGCCACGGAGTTCTACCGGGCGAATCGCGAGGCGATGGACGCTGGCGCCGATGTCGCCTGGCCGGAGCGCTACAACCCGGACGAACTCTCGGCAATCCAGCACGCCTACGACCTGATCCTGGAGCGCGGCGAGCGGGCCTTCTGGGCGGAGTATCAGAACGTCCCGCTCTCAGAGGATCCATCCGGCGACGAGAACCTGACCGCCGATGACATTCTCGCGAAGCTGAACGGGTTCGGGCGCCGCGATGTTCCGATCGGTTGCAACGCCTGCACCATGTTCATCGACGTTCAGGAGACGATGCTCTATTGGCTCGTGGTCGCATGGGAGCCGGACTTTACCGGCTACATCATCGACTACGGCACCGAACCGGATCAGAAAGCGGAGTATTTCCGGCTGCGCGAGGCCCGGTATACTCTCGTCTCCGAAGCGGGCGCGGGCGTCGAGGGGCGCATTCACGCTGGGCTGACCAGGCTCACGGAGTCGATGCTTTCCCGCGAATGGCGGCGTGACGATGGTGCGATGCTTCGGATTGACCGCTGCCTGATCGACGCGAGCGGCCGAATGGCGGATTTGATTTACCAGTTCTGCCGGACTTCCACCTACGCGGCCACGGTCACGCCGAGCCACGGGCGGTATGTCGGAGCCCGAAACGTTGCGTTTCTTCACTACGCGCGGAAGAAGGGTGACAAGATCGGCTTGAACTGGCGCGTTCCCGCGATACCCGGTCGGGCGAGAGAGGTGCGACATGTTACTTATGACACGAACTTCTGGAAATCCTTCGTGCGGTCACGAATCCGGGTTCCGATCGGCGATCCGAGCTGTCTGTCGCTTTGGGGGCGATCAAAGGAATCGCATCGAATGGTCGCGGATCACTTCGCGTCAGAGTACAGCGTTCGCACCGCCCGCACCGAAGGGCAACTACGGCCGGTTGACGAATGGAAACTTCGTGGCGCCGGCCATGACAACCACTTCTGGGACTGCGTTGTCGGGGCGGCGGTCGCGGCATCCATGTCGGGCATCGCACTAACCGAACTCCCTGGCGAGACAGCGCCAAAGCGGAATCGCGGGCCAAAAATGTCTATGCGTGATCGCAGGGAACTCGCACGGAGTGAACGCGACAATGCCGCGACCAAGACGTGGTAAACCGCAGCCGGGCGAGGAAGGGAAAGAGCCCACGGGGATCGGTTGTCCAATCTGCGCGTGTGCGGACCTGCGAGTGATTTCGACAACCAGAAATTCGAGAATGATTATTCGGCGTCGGCAATGCAGGTATTGCCTGAACGTCTTTCGGACGGTCGAAACGCTTAACATTTCACAGCGCCCGCAACGCGCCAAAGAGTAGGCCATCGGCAATTTTCGCGCATTTCGGATTTTTTGCTTGACACCACTTCTCGCGGCGTTATAGTGGCCGTCGAATCGTCGCTGATTCCTGACCCTGTCACGCCTAGTGCGCGTGGTAGTTACAGGCTGACCGTGAATACGTTGCGTCGCAAATCTCCAGCGACGATTCCGACGCAACCAGGCGCGCCGTCGAATAACCGTTGAACTAAACGGCGGCGCTCTTTTTGAGAGGCGGTTACACGGATGGACAAGCATATGGAAAAGCTTCGCGCGGCGGCCGCACGGTGGCGGGACAGCCTCAAAGAGATCGGGGTGCTGTTGAACGCGATCACTGAGGAAGCCAAACGCGAGGCGGCCCGGATGATGCTGCGGGAGGAATTCGGCATCAACAAAGTCGCCACCGGAATCGCTATGCGCTGGGCGGCCGGCGAACTCGGCACGGACAATCAGGCCGGGGTCGCTATCGGGAAAATCCCGTGGAGCGTGCTGGAAAAAATGCCGACGGCGACGGTGCTCGACGCAGTGACCGCCAAGCATGAGGTTTGGAATCCGGCAACTGGACAGTGCGAGAGCAAGCCGCTTGAGAAAATGACCCGGTGCGAGGTCAACAACAACATTTCTCGGCTTGGTTTTCGCAAGGCGGTGGATCGTCGGTCCACCAAGGTGTCGCGATTCGAGGCAATCGACGGGCACGAGGAAAACGGCTGGGCGGTGGTTCGGGTTGGCGGCACTCCGCCGTTCGAGGTTCGTATCGGCCGTCCGCTGCTGACAACTCTCTGGAATGCGTTGTGCAACGGCGGGGCTGCGGCGGTTGAAGTTGACGCGAAGCCGACGAAAAAGGCACGGAAAACAGGGTAGCTACAGGCGCTCTTCATGCGGAAGCGTACATCGACAATGGTGGTAGTTACAGGGCAACCAGGTCCATGGCATGGCGTCGCGCCTCGCGCGCGCGTGGTAGTTGCAGGCACGCAACTTCAACAACAACACCGGCCGCGTTGTGAATGACCCCAATCGGGGAGGTAGTTGCAGGGTAGTACGGTTATACGCTTTGTAGTCGTTTGTTGTAAGTGACCCCAGAAGGGGAGGTAGTTACAGGACCTTGCGCGGGTGGTCATTGCCCGCATGTTGCAAATGGCCGGAAACGGCCGGGTGGTTACAGGTTACGTCAGAGTTGGACGAGGTAGTTGCAGAATGATCGCTCCACCGGAATCTACGGAAATGGAAAATGTCCTCAAGAAACAGCCAGTGTGCGGCGAATTCTTCGACCTGATTCCCAGCCCGGATCAGTACAAGATGCTCCGCGAAATCGGCGACACGACAACGCCCGCATTTAACGCGGCGTGGATGCAGTTTCGTCTCGCCGATCCAACCGATATCGGAGCCTATGCTCGCGAGGTGCGCGAATGCAACGCGACGCTCCGCGCATGGCACGAAGCGGTTAAACGCGACGGCAAGAAGCTGGCTGGTCCGAAACCGAAGTGGACCGCTCAAATGGCCAAGATGGACCTCTCCGCAGCGACCAAGGCCGCGTATGAGATCGGCAAGACGCTGTGTGCCGCAAGCGGTGATCGCAAGGGCCTGCACTCCCATATCTACGGGTGCGCCGCCCGCCAGGTCGGACAACTCTACTGGCGCAGCCGCCAGCAATTCCTACTTGCAGATAGATCCATCCCGGTGTCCAAGCGTCGAAAGATCGCAATTCGTCAGACTCTTATCTCCGTGCGAGTCAGCCCGGAAAATCCGAAGTGGTTTGACCTGGGCATCGTGTTTCACGCAAAGGCCGATCCGGTTTGGTTTCCGATGAAAACAACCGGCAAGAGCGAACACACCCTGCGTTGGCTCGCGGAGGTCGCCGCGGGCACGGCCAAGACCTCCGACGCAATGCTCAGCGAAAAGATGATCGGCCATAAGACCCGGTGGCGTCTCGCGGTTGCCCGGCGACGGTATGCGGGCGAGGCGATGGTAGCCGAGAAAGAGCCGGTATCCGGCCGACAGCTTGTCTGCTACGTGCCGCAGAGTTCGGACCGGGCAGAGTTCCTTGCGTTGCAACCGGAACCGATCAGCGGGCGTCCGTGGCGTGAATACGTGGTTTGGCGAGATCTGGAAAACTGGAAGTATCGCGACGAAAGACTGCGCCGGTCGATGGGCAACTGTTACGCTCAGTCGCCAAGGGGCGCGGGACGCGGCCACGGGCGCAAGCGGGCAATCAAGAACAAGCTCAGTTATCGGGAGCGGTACGAACGCCGGGTGAACAATTGGATCGAGAACCGTTCGCTGCACATCGTCAAGGTTGCCCTGCGGAATCGCTGCGAGGGCATCCTGATGCAAAACCTGTCGGCCTATGCCGGGCCGAAGGTGCTGGGCGATCGGTTTCCGTACCATCGGTTCGCTCTGCGAGTCGAGCAAAAGGCAAAAGAGAGCGGCCTGACTTATTCGGCGATTGAAACGCCGAAGATCGAAGAGGCCGCTTGATAGTAGGTCGGGGGTGTCTGTACACCCCAAAGGCGAGAAAGTGGCGGGCCAGCAGTTACGAGAGCCGCGCAATACGCTCAGCCAAGCTACCACTTTGCGTGCGGGTTACAGGGCGCCGCGCGGCTTCGGTTAAACCTCGCGCCCGCGCGCGTGTGGGCTACAGGCCGAAGACGTGGACCTGCTGCCCGCCAGCCTCATCGCGCCCGCGCGCGTGTGGGTTACAGGCAGCGGAAACCGCGCGATCATTACGACGTCGCCGCCCGGCGCGCCTCGCGCCCGCGTGGTAGTTGCAGGATCCAGTGTTTTCTGGTCTGCGAGAGTTTTAGAATCTCCGAGATCGCCCCCGCCCACTATCTATGCGAAAAATCAAAGCGCAGCATCATTGAAGGCTTGACGGCTTTCTTGTTGCTGCGTTTATTGATTTCATGCCAGACACGATCCGTGACGCAATCCGCGAAAACGCCGTTGGGCCCAAGGCGGCCTCGACGGACAACCTGAGCGTGACTCAGCATTCGCTCGACGATCAGATCAAGGCGGCGAAGTTTGTCGCCGACGAGGAATCTGCATCCAAGCCGCACCGCGGTTTGAGGTTCACGAAAATGGTAATGCCGGAGACTTCATCCTAGCGAAAACGGAACTCTAACATCGCGGGGCAAACCAAAGGCTGATCACCGGCGGGATGCAAAGATTCAGGCTTCTTGGGGCCAAGACCCTTTGAAGCCTTCATTTTTGCGCCCCGCTTTTGAAACACGCTATGGTCACTTGGCTCGCCGGAAAACTTGGGTTCGTCTCGAAGAAGAGAGTGCGGGACCGCCTTCGTGGTTCCGTCTCCCAGCGGTTTGACGCCGCGGCTCAGACGCCGCAGACCAGAAAGCACTGGGCGCACGCGGACGGCATGGCTGCCGATGTGGCCGCCGACCCGGCAACCAGAACGATCCTCAGAAACCGGGCCAGGTACGAAAGATTTAACAATCCCTACATGGCGGGCCAGCTTCGCACACTGGCCAACGACGTGATCGGGATTGGCCCGGCACTCCAATTGCTGACTCCGAACGAGTCAGTCAACACGAACGTCGAGGCCCGATTCGACGAATGGGCGGAGGCGGCCCGGCTCGCATCGAAGCTGCGCATGGTTCGCGAAGTCCGCGCGGCCGACGGCGAAATCTTCATTCGCCTGGTCCACAATCCGATGCTGCGGACGCCGGTTAAGCTCGACATCGCCTTGATCGAAGCGGATCAGTGTTTCAGCCCGTCGTTTTCGGTTTGGGACGATCAGCCGGACGGCATCGAACTGGATCGCTACGGCAACCCGGCGTTCTACTGGTTTGCCAAGAACCACCCCGGCGACATCGGGCTCGGCTCGTTTTCCCCTGACGACTTCACGCGCGTTCCCGCCCGCGACGTGATGCACTTCTTCAAGCAAGAGCGCCCCGGCCAGCATCGCGGCCTACCGGAGATCGTTTCGTCACTGAATCTGCACGCGGAGCGCCGCAATTACCGCCAGTCCACCCTGACTGCGGCCAGAGCGGTCGCAAGCCTTGGAGCGGTGATTCTTTCCACGGAGACAGAGGCGGACATTAACGAGCTTCCGGCCGAGTTCGACTCGATCGAAATCGAACAGGGCATGATGACCCAGGCGCCCTACGGCACCAAGGCCAGTCAGATGCGGCCAGAGCAGCCGAGCACCACTTACCGGGACTTCAACGAGCAATTGATTAACGAGCAGGCCCGGCCGCTGAACATGCCGTTCAACATCGCCGCGGCCGACTCCAGCAAATACAACTTCGCGTCCGGCCGGCTCGATCACCAGGTCTACGACCGGACGGTTCGCATCGATCAGCAGGAGATCGAGGACATCATCCTGCGTCCGATCATTCAAGCCTGGTCGCTCGAAGCGACAAGCATTCCGAACTATCTGCCCGGGCGCGCGGGCCAAGTGTATCTGCCCGACCGGAAGGATCCGGATTGGCTTGTTCCATGTCTGTGGATCTGGGGCGATCGGGACCATGTTGACCCGGCCAAGGAGGCCAGCGCGACCGAAACGCGGCTTCGAACCAGAACCAGCACCCTTGCCGTCGAGTACGCGCGGACCCGTCGCGATTGGCGGGACGAAATCCATCAAAGCGGCCGAGAGCGCGAAGCGCTCGACGCGGCCGGTCTGTGGCAGGCAGACGCACAGCTTGCCCCGCGCATCCTCGAAGTGGTCAAGGCCATACCGCAAATCGGCAAACTCGCCGCCATTGAAATGCTGCTTGTGTTCGGCGTTCCCGAGTCGCGAGCGGCAGTAATCGTCGAGCATGCCAGCAAGCAGCCGCCGCCGGTTGTTGTGCCGCCGAATCCGACAGCCGACTTGAACGGATCGGCCAGTCGCAACGGCCGAGGACGCATCCTGGAGGTTTCCCGATGAAACGCGGCAAACGCAAAGCCAAAGCATCCCAGCCGGCCGTCGCCCAGATGATGCGCATGCACTCCCCGGTCGAGGTCGCGTTCCAGCCGGACGGATCGGGCAAGCCGCCGACCTTCACCTGCAACGCCTACAACGGCGGCGCGGCACACCCGTACTGGCCCGGTCACGGCGATCGGCCGGTTGTGACCGATCTTGCGGGCATCAGCGCCGTCGAGCCGGTCCCGGTGCTGTTGGATCACTGGGAGTCCGCCATTGTCGGCCAGACCTCAAAGCTCGCGATCACCAAAGAAGCATTGAATGTTTCCGGCATCATCACTGGGGCCCTCGATGAGGACGGGCCCGCCAAGACTGTCGTCACGCACGCACGGAACGGATTCACCTGGCGGGCCAGCGTTGGATTGCAGCCGACTGCCGTGGAAACCGTCGAGTCCGGTGAAACCGTCAAAGCTAACGGGCGCGAGTTCGACGGCCCTCTCTACGTGATCCGCAAAAGCGAATTACTTGAAATCAGTTTTCTTTCGATCGCCGCAGACTCGGGCACAAGCGTCAAGGTCGCGGCCAGAAAAGGAGTCAACCACATGGATTTTGAAAAATGGCTTGCTCAACTCGGATTCGCCTCAAAGGATCTGACCGTTGACCAGCGAACCAGCCTCGAAGCGAAGTTCAAGGCGGAGCAGGAGGACGATTCGGACGACGACGAAAAAGACGACGAGGACATGGACGCCAAGAAGACCAAGAAGGCGTCCAAGTCGGCCGTTCGATCGGAGCGCGTCAATCACTCTCCGCGGCCTCGCCAGATCGACGACGTGATGGCCGAGGCCAAGGCGAAGCGCGAGCGGCGATCGGGAATCGAAACGCTCATGACGCAGTTCGCCGCGGATTACCCCGACGCGATCGAGATGATCGAGGAGCAGGGCGTCAAGGCGATCCAGGATGAAACCTGGACGGTCCGCGACTTCGAGAACCACCTGCTTCGAACCTGCTCGCGGAGCCAGCGTGTCGATACCACGCTTCGCGGATCGAAGGCGTCGAGCACTATCGCCTCGGAGGAAATCGAGGCTGGGCTCTGCCGGGCGATGGGCATGAGGGGCGAAGCGCTCGCGAAGAGCTTCTCGTCTCGCACGCTTGAGGCTTCGAATCGCCGGTGGCGACACGGCCTCAGCCTTGCGGACGCGCTTCAGTTTGCCGCACAGGCCCACGGGGTCACGGAGAACATTCGAACCCACACGCAGGAAGTTCTTGCCGCTGCAATGCCGCCTCCTGGGGCTCGTTTCGGTGCGGGCGGGCCGTCCACTTACGACGTGTCCGGGATCCTTGGGAACGTGCTTAACCGGATGGTCGTGGACTATTTCGGGAAAGTTGACACGACCGCGATGATGAGAATCACGGCAGTCCGTCCGACTCGCGACTTCCGCGACGTTGAAAGCTACGCGATCACCTCCGACATGCAGTTCGAACGCCTCGCGCCGGGCGGAGAGATTCGTCACGGCAGTTTCGGCGAGCAGGTGTACCGGAACCGCGCAGAGACGTTCGCTCGGATGATCACGATCACCCGGCAGGACATCATCAACGACGATATCGGCGCGCTTGATCGGATCGCGCAGGCCCTTGGCCGTGGCGGAGCGCTGGCTTTGCTTCATCGTTTCTGGACTGTGTTCATCGCGAACACCGCTTTCTTCTCGACCGCCAACGGAAACTTCCTTGACGGCGCCGGAACCGCGCTCGATCTCGACAGCCTGACCGATGCGAAGGTCTTGTTCAATCAGCAAACCGATCCGAACGGCAAGCCGATGAACATCAGCCCGCGGATTCTGCTTGTTCCGCCCGAACTCGAAGCGACCGCACGCACGATCCTGCAAAGCCAGTTGATCGTGATCGCTGGCGACGCGGACCGAACGCTTGGCGACGCCAACATCCATGCCGGGACGCTCGACCTTGCGATGTCGCGAGAGCTTTCCAATCTGAGTTACACCGGCTTCTCCGACAAGAAGTGGTATCTGCTCGCAGAGCCTTCGGAGGTTCCGGCCATTCAGACCATGTTCTTGAACGGGGTTGACCGGCCGACCATCGAAAACGCCCAGGCCGATTTCAACATGTTGGGCATTTCGCTACGCGGCTACTTCGATTTCGGCGTTGCCCTGCAAGAGCCGCGCGCCGGTGTTGCCATGAAGGGCGAAGCGTAAGCGGCGGAGATCACGCATTGACCGCAGCGGGTAACGCTGCCTGACCGATAGGAGGAGTTCAAATGGCTCAACAGTTTCAGATTGTCATGCTCGGCGAGGGCGGGCGGGTGGATCATACCCCGGAGTCCGCCGTCGCGGCCGGCGCGCCGATCATCACCAACGGCATGTTCCAGTTCGCGACCCAGCCCATTGCGGCGGCCGCGCTTGGAACACTTCAAAAGCTCCGGGGCCTGCGAGTTCGCGCGGTGAAGATCACTGGCGCGATCGCGGTTGGCAACGATGTTTATTGGGCGGCCGCCGGCGATCCGGTCGGAGGAACCGCCGGTACCGGGGCGGCCACAACCACCGCCGCCGGAAACACCCTGATGGGCAAGTGCGTCGCCGCGGCCGCTTCCGGCGACGAAACGGTCGATGTCGATCTTGGCCCGGTTTCGGGGAGTGCGGGCGGAGTGCAAAACGAACTCACCGATCCCGGCGACGCAGGGGCTCTGCCTGTCACGTCGTCCGGTCGGATCGCTCTGGTCTCGGCCGGGGCGGAGACACGGACGCTTGCTGCCCCTGCGGCGGCCGGTCTGGAGTTGCTGATCTACATGAAAACAGACGGCGGGGACGTGGTCATTACGGCCGCCACCGCCTTCAACGAGGCGGGCAACACGACCGCCACCTTTGACAACGTCGGCGAGACGTTGCGTCTGACCTCGGTGGAGGAAGGCGCGAACCTTCGTTGGCGCGGCGCGGTTGCTGATGGCGTCACCCTCGGACCGTAAGCGTCATGGCCGACATGTTCGCCAAAGCCTCGACCTGGATCGACGGTAAGCGCCGCGATCACTTGTCGTCAGGTGTGACGTACAAGCGCGGCGCGGTCGAGGCCGAGTTGCCCGCGATGATCGCGTTCACCTCCTACGAGATGCTGGATGAACGCGGGGCCATTGTGAAGGCGAAGTCGATCGACTTTGTCGTATCGGTCGCGGATTTGGCTGCGGCCGGACTTGGCGATCCGCAGATTGGAGACCTGATTCTGACCGGCGACGCCGCGGAGTCGGAATACCAGGTTCTCCAGTTGCCCGGAACGCATCATTGGGAACCGCACGATCCGCACGGTGTCGCTTTGCGGATTCACACAAAACTTGGCGGCCCCTGCGAATAGGGTCCGCGATACATGAAGGAGATCGACAATGGCCCTTACCCATCACCAGACGGCGCTCGAAGACTCGACCGACGCTGTCGCCGCACTCGTTAACGCATTCGTTTCGCCGTTCCTTTTGCTTCTCGACGCCGCCATTCCGAACGGAAACGTTTTGTGCGCGCTCGCGATGAATGCAACCCCGTTCGGTGCCGCAAATGCCTCCGGCGTTGCGACGGCCAACGCGATCGCCAACGGTGTTTGCACGGCGGCGGCCGGCGTAGGCGTTGACACAACGCACTGGGCGATCGTCGACGGATCGACAGCTCCAGATGGCAATGCCATGTATATCCAAGGCACGATCGGAGAAGCGGCCGATGGGGCGGACATCGAAATCAACAACAAGACTCTGATCGAGGATCAGATTGTCCAGGTGACTTCGTTCACCTACGCGGCCCTGCCGCAGTAGTCGCGAAACGAAACGGCATTTAAGCGGCCTGGCTCGATAGCTCGGGCCGGGCCGCTTTGCTTTGGAGTCGCATGGCCGTCATCACCTCCAACTCTGGAACCAGCAGCACCGACCTGTTCGAGGGGAACTGGAGCGCCGGCTCCTCCTGGGTCGGAGGGGTTGCGCCCACCTCCAGCGACGATGCGATCATCGCCCAGAACGCGGTGATCACGCTGACCGCGGACGCCGATTGTCTGTCCCTGACCGGGAAACGCGCGCCCACGGCGGGCAACCGCGGCGGGGAGTTCAAAGGAGGGACCGGCAACTTCAAACTCAATTTGTATGGAACGGACTGGTTGATCCGTCGCGAGGCGCCGCTTAGTGGCGGATTTTTCACCAGGGGCAATTGCGAAGTCGTGGTCAAGAGCCCCAGCGGCGACGTGTCGCTGACGGACCCCTCCGGCGGGACCACTCCGCCGATTTTCTACAAACTCACGATTGACAGCGGCGCACGGATTTTCGCGTCTGAAGGCAGCGTGGCCAACGAATCCGGTGCGGGGATCACGGTTGTAAACGGATCGACCTTGATCCTGTACGGCAACGGCATCACAGCCAATGGCGGCAACCAGGGGACGGGGCTGGGGACGTTCACCGTCGAGACCGGGGCCATCGTCCACCTTGGATGGTCGAACGGCGACGACACTTTTCCCGGCGACACGTTCGCCACGCCGCTGCCCGACATGACCACCTATGCGTTCAACCTCGGCACGGTGAGAATCGCGGTCAACAATGCCTACACCGTTCCCACCGCCCCGACCTACGGGCATTTGCACCTCTCGCCGCCGATCGACGCGGACCAGACCTACACCATCGCGTCGGGCACACTCAACGTCACGGGCGATTTGATCGTCTCTCCGAAGGACGTGGACGACAACGATGGGTTGCGACAAGGCTACCTGCTGACGGTCAACATGGCCGGAACCTGGGGCGTCGGCGACGAGGCCGGGCGGGTGCTGAAACTCACCGGCGAGCACACCTTCCCCTCGCCGCAATTCACCGTGCCCGCCAGGTCTGAGTTGGTCACCCGGCCGGTTTCAACGAGTTACAACATCGACTGCGTCGACGTCACCATCGAGGCCAGTGGGCATCTGAACTGCGAATTCGCGTCGACGGTCATCAACTGTTTCGGCGACTGGACCCGCAACGGGGACGGGCAGTTCACCCGCGGATCGTCGGAAGTGGTCCTGGACCTGCAAACCGGCACGCAGACCGTCACCGGGGCCATGACCGGGGATGATCAGTTTCACAAACTGACCGTCATCGGCGGAGGCGGCGCCGACCCCGGTGATTGCGAGCTGACCGGATGGACGCCGGGGATCGTGTTCGCCAATGCGATCACCACGGCGGACCTTTTCACCATCGGAACCAACGCCAACGTGCAGTTCGCCAGCGGGCAGACCTACACGTTCGGCTCGATCGATTGGGACGGGGTGGATGCCGCGGGGCGCATTTACCTCCGCAACTCGGCGGCGTCGGGCTCGTGGACGCTCACCGTGACCGGGAGCAAGAGCGTTGCCTGGGTCAACGTGTCGCGAAGCAACGCGACCAGCGAAATCCTGGCCCTGGTCACCTCTGAGGATTGCGGAAACAACACCAACTGGATTTTCGCGGGCATCATTACGGCTGCCGTTACGGGCGGGGGCGCCGTTGCCGCCGGCGACTTGACGCTGATTGAGCGCTTTGTCTCTGCCGCCGTCGGCGGGGCTGGCGCAGTCGCGAGTGGATCGGCCATTGGCTCTGGAGTTCTATCCGGCGCGGTATCAGGCGGCGGCGCGGATTCGGCAGGTGACGCGATTGCCTCAGCCATGCTTTCGGCGTCGGTTGCTGGAGACGGCGCGGAAGCTGCCGGGCAGCTTGTGGCCGTGGACCGAATTCTATCCGGCGCAGTCGCCGGGGCGGGAGCGGTCGCAAGCGGAACTCTTATCGCGGGGCAGTCTGTCTCCGGCGCAGTTTCCGGCGGCGGGGCGGCCGTCGAATCGGACTTGGTCGCATCGGCCATGTTGTCCGCTTCGATTGCCGGCGGGGGCGCTTCTGCGAACGGCGCGCTTTCGGCTGTCGATCGCATTGCCTCTGGGGCGGTGGGCGGCGACGGCGCTGTTGCATCCGCTTCGCTGTCCTCTTCGGCCGTTGTCGTCGGCAATGCCACCGGAGGCGGGGCCACCGCTAACTCACAGCCGATGGCGTCCGCGATTGTCTCCGGTGACGCCGCTGGCGCAGGGGGCGAGGTCGTCGGGCAAGTCAACGCCGTCCATCGTGTGCTCTCAGGTTCTGTGACCGGAGGCGGGGCGGTTGTCGCGGCTGAAGTCATTTCGGGTTCGGGAATCATTGCCTCCGTTGCGGGCAGCGGGGCAACTGCCACGGCCGCTCTCTCTGCGGCCTCTGTAGTTTCCGGCGATGTCTCCGGCGCCGGGTCGGTCGCAACCGGGGAGCTATCCGTAGTTGATCGCGCACTGTCTGCTGCCATTGCGGGCGGAGGGGCGGACGTTTCTGCCGAAGCGATCGGCTCTGCCGTTCTCTATGCTGCCACTGTCGGCGGCGGCGCGAGTGCCAACTCCGAAATCGTTGCGGCCGGCGTTGTCTCCGGATTGGCAAGCGGCGGCGGCGCGGTATCGGACGCAAGTATCTCCTCTACGCCGGGCAGCATCGTCGTTGACCTTGAGATCGTCGCGAACAACGACGACGGTTTCAGCACTACCTCTAGCAACTGGAACGGAAGTTCGGAGTCCATCCGACTTGGCCGTAGTGGCTCCACTAATTACACCGACGGGTTCCGGTTCCAAGACGCAGGAATTCCACCCGGCTCGGAGATTGTCGCGGCCACGTTGCGTGTGTATGTCTGGAGCCGAACCGGATCGGGCACGGTTGACGGCCGGGTTCGAGGGATCGCGGCCGACAATTCTCCGGATTGGGGGTTTGGTAGCGAACAGAACCCGATCGCGCTCGCAAAGACCACGGCTTTCGTCGAAAAGCAGTCCTGGACCGTTGGTGAGTTCAACGCGATCAACGTCCGTAGCATTGTCCAGGAGATCGTCGATCGCGCGGGATGGGCACATGGAAACTCCCTGTCGCTTGTGATCTCCGAAGACGGAAGCGATGCGGACAATTTCGTTGAGCTTCGTGCGATCGAATATTCCGGCGGCGCGTTCCGGGCAACCCTTGAGGTCGACTACATCCCGATCGCGTCGGAAAGCTTCTCTGCGGCCGTTGCGGGCGGCGGGGCATCCTCCGTTTCGTCTCTCTTCGCGTCGGCAGTCCTCTCCGGTTCCGTCTCTGGGGCTGGGGCGGTCGCTTCGATGGAAGCCGCATCGGCTGCAATTGTCGCGGGCACCGTTGCTGGCGGTGGGGCGGTTTCATCGGCCGACTTAACCTCTGTCGATCGAACCGTTGGCGGGGATGCCGTAGGCGGCGGGGCGGTCGCCGCGGCCTCAATCCGATCCTCGGCTATGGTCGAAGGGGAAGCCGTCGGGGGCGGTGCTGCGATCGGCGGCGACTCAATTGCGGCCGCAGTTCTTTCCGCTTCCGTCTCCGGAGGGGGCGCCACAGTCCAGGCCACGATCGCAGCCGGCGACTATGAAGTCTCAGGCGATGTGACCGGGGGCGGCGCTGTTGTCGCGGCGTCCCTTGTCGGCAGCGCTCTCCTGTCCGGCTCCACGGCCGGCGGCGGCGGAGCCTCTGATTCAATCCTTCGCGCGGCCGCCGTTGTTTCCGGTGCAGCAACCGGCGGCGGGGCAAACGCGAACGCCAGCCTTTCAATCGTCGATTCAGTATTGTCGGCTTCGCTTGCGGGCGGGGGCGCCGTTGTTTCCGCCTCGACCGTCGCGAGTGGGATGGTCTCAGCGGCCACGGAGGGCCCTGGGGCCGTCGCGGTCGCATCGCTCGCGTCCGCAGCAATCGTGTCCGGGGCCGTCGCGGGGCCTGGGGCCGTTACCGATGCCCAATTGTCTGGAATCGACCGGGTAGTCTCCGGGGATGCCACGGGCGGCGGCGCCGTTGCCGCCGGCGAGGCGATCGCCTCCGGGCTCCTATCGGGGGCCGTTTCTGGTTCCGGGGCCGTCCCCGTGGCCGTATTGCGTTCCTCGGCGGTCCTGTCGGCCGCCGTATCGGGCGGCGGAGCTTCCGTGGATGCCACCGTTGCCGCCGGCGACTACGAGGTTTCGGGCGCGGTCGCGGGGGGCGGGGCCTCAGTGGTCGCGGAGATCGTTTCTGGAGCCGTCGTGTCCGGATCGCCCTCCGGTCCTGGGGCGGTCGCCACATCCGCCGTCTCTGCGGCCGGATTTCTTACCGGCGCGGTAAGAGGCGGCGGGGCCACGGTTTCTTCCTCCCTGATCGTCGGCGACTATGAGGTTTCCGGGGCCGCTGTCGGGGGCGGGGCTGTCGCGGATGCGACCCTGGTCTCTGCATCGGCCCTTGCTGCGGCCGTCAGCGGCCCAGGCGGAGTTGCCGAGTCGGCAATCGTGTCGGCCGCCGTGCTCGATGCCGCGGTCGCGGGACCGGGGGCAGTTTCAACCGGAGAGCTGTCGGCTGGGGCTGTCGATCGGATGCTGTCCGGTTCTGTCACCGGGGGCGGCGCTATCGTCGGCTCAGAGCTTTCGGCGTCTGCCACCATCTCCGGTGGAGCGACCGGAGGCGGCGGGTCCGCGAGCGCGTCGCTTGTTGGCCTCGGTAATATCGTGACCGGCGCCGCGGTCGCAGGCGGCGGCGCTTCGGTCGACGCTTCCATCGTCGCAGCCGCAAACTTCAACGCGACCATCTCAGGGCCCGGCGGGCAGACCACCGCGCACCTCGTGGTTATCAATTCGACGATCGTCGCTGCGGTTGCTGGAGGCGGCGCGTCGGTCAGCGCCAGTCTGATTTCGTCCGCCACCATCGACGGAGAGGTAGTCGGCGGCGGTGCGGAATCGGATGCCGGATTCCTCGCCTCAGCGATGGTCAATGGATCGGCTGTCGGCGGGGGCGCGTTCACTGGATCGGAGAGTCCTCCGTTCCCGAGCGGTTCGCCGGCTTCCGCGAGAGCGGCCGCAGTCATTACGTCGGCGTCGGCTGTCGGCGGGGGCGCGGAAGCCTCGATTGTCCTGACCTGGAAATGGCCCAACATGTCATCAATCCATCTTGCCATGACCGCGTTCACAATGAAGCTCCAGGAATGGATCGCAGCCGAAGACCCGTTCGCGATCGGTGACGAAAACGAACCGGGCGTGGTTCCGGTCTTTGTGATTACTTTGCGTCCACAGTATCGCCCGACCGAGCTTTGCGAGCTTCAGTTCACCATCGTCCCGCGTCTAATCGAAGGGGCTTACCTCTCTCGCGATACCGCGTTCGACGACGTTACCTTTGATCTCGCCATTCAAAAGCGGTTGGCCGATCCCGGCACTGACCACGAAGAGGTCGGAAACCTTATGGCATTCGTTGAGCGGGTTCGCGAGTTTATGCGCACGGAGCGCAAGCTGGTTCGCCACGGGAATGAGTTCATCCTAATGGATGAGACGAACGAGCCGGCTTACTCCGAACAGCACTTAAACGAGGCGCGGACCTTCACCAGTGTGATCTCCGCAACCTACAGAACAAAGGACCGGGTGCTTGTTTAAGTTGAATCCCAATCTGAGCTTCTTCGACGCTCCGCGTGTCGTTCGATCGGTGGATCGGTCCGCACGAAAGGTGCTCGGAAAATACGGCGGGATTGTTCGCAAGACCGCCCAACGCTCCATGCGGAAAGCGCCGGTTCCGGGGGCTCGAACCAAATCCGGCAAGAGGAAGAAGATCATTCCGTCGGCCCCCGGAGAGCCGCCACGGAGTCGATACGGACAGCTTCGTAAGTTCCTGTTTTACGCATGGGATTCAAGTACGCGATCGGTCGTTGTCGGTCCCGTTCCGTTGAGCAATAGAGCCTTCGTGCCTGCGCTTCACGAGGAAGGCGGAGTTCGGGTTTTTCTCGGCGAGCGTCGCCGATATCCGGCGCGGCCTTACATGGGGCCAGCGAACGAAGAGCACATCGACAAGCTTCCGGCGATGTGGCGAGACAGTGTGACGAAATAAACGCCCTATGGGCAGAGGAGAATCACAATGGCAGAACTTTTCATCATCGGCATCGAGGGCGGCATCTACTACGGCGCCGTTGACGACGCGCTGGCAACGATGACCGAACTGACCAACGTCCGAAACGTGAGCTTTGACGGATCGGCCGGCGAGGCCGACGTGACGACGCGGGCAAACGCCGGTTGGCGCGCGACAGCGCCCACCCTCCGAGAGGCAACGCTGACTTTCCAAATGATCGCGAAGCCGTCCGACGCCGGCCTGACCGCGATCAAGACCGCTTGGCTTACGAGCGCGCAGATTGAACTCGCAGCCCTGACCGAGAAGAAAACAGTCGTCGGCGCGGAAGGTCCGAAGGGGGCGTGGTCGATCACCGGGTTTGTCCGCAACGAAGACCTTGAGGATGCGATCGTTTACGACGTGACCGCGAAGCTGGCCGAGTTCGACGAATGGGTCGTCGTTGCGTCCTAGTCGGCACTCTTTACGCAGCCTGGAGGTCTGCGCGTATGCACTCATTTACCGATAGCGCCGGGCGCTCGTGGGATATTTCCCTGAACGTCTCCGTCGTGAAGCGAATCCGCGATCGTCTTTCGGTTGACATTCTTCAACTGGACGGAGGCGATCCACCATTGTTGACCAGGCTCGCACTGGACATCATCCTTCTGTGCGACGTGGTCTTTGTCTGCGTCGAACCGGAGGCCAAGATTCGATCCGTCACCGATGAGCAGTTTGGCGAATCGCTCGGCGGCGAAGTGGTCAACAACGCTCGCGATGCATTCTTCGCGGAGCTTGTTGATTTTTTCCGCCAGACCGGCAGGCGGGAGCTGGTCAAGGCGATACAGACCCAGGAGGCGGTGATCGGGATGGCGGTCGCGAGGATCGAGGATCGCGTGAGCAATCTCGATCTCGCGAAGTTCCTGAACGAGGCGATTCCCGCCCAGACCTCTGGCGGCTGATCTGGGAGTATGCCGGCATCGTCGGAATCGATCCGAACCCGCTGACTCTGCGAGAGCTGATCTGGATGGTACACGGCCGACTGAACGAGGCGTGGGATCGGAATTCCCATCTGCTCGCGATGCTGGCCAATCCGCACCGGGATCGAAAGAAGCGAAGCCGGCCGTTCGAGCCGAGCGACTTTCACCCGTTCCGGACCACAAAGCGTCGCTCCGGAGATTCAATCAAAGAGGCCCGGGCGCTCTTTGAAAGCTTCAAACGGAGACGGCCGAAGGAGTCCGTAAATGGCTAAATCCAGTGCAGTCCGCGCCGGCCGCGCCTACATCGAGGTCTTCGCGGACAATTCCGCCCTGGTCCGCGGCCTGAAAATGGCCGAACAGCGGGTCACGCAATTCGGGGCCCAGGTAGTGCGACTTGGCGCAGGCTTTACCGCGCTCGGGACGGCAATCACTGCGCCGCTATTAGCAGCGACAAAGCACTTCGCTTCCGTCGGCGATCAACTCGACAAGATGTCGAAGCGCACCGGCGTCAGTGTTGAGGCTTTGTCCGAGCTTGGCTTTGCCGCCGAGCAGAGCGGCTCGGACCTCTCCGTGGTTGAGAACGGGCTTCGACGGATGCAACGGTCGCTCGTCGATGCGGAGCGAGGGCTATCCACCCAGGTCGACGCCCTGACAGCGATGGGCGTCGCGATAGAGGACTTCCGCGGGCTCACGCCGGAGCAGCAATTCTTTAAGCTCGCTGAGGCCATAAGCGGGATCGACGATCCGACCACCCGCGCGGGTACGGCGATGCAGTTTTTTGGGCGGTCGGGCACACTGCTCCTTCCGCTAATGGAAGACGGCGCCGCCGGCATCGACACTCTGCGTCGGCAATTCCGCGATCTCGGGCTGACAGTCTCGAGCGCCGATGCCGCACTCGGGGCCGAATTCACCGACTCGTTGAATCTCCTGCGACGCGTTCTATCCAACGTCGCGGTCACGATCGGATCGGCCCTTGCGCCAGCGCTGATCGATCTCGCACGTCGCGGCGTCGAGATTGGCACGGTGGTTTCTAATTGGGTCAAGGCGAACAAGGGCCTGATTGTTTCTACGGCGGCGGTCGGGGCCGGGCTTGTCGCATTTGGCGCGACTCTTGTTGTCGGCGGCGTTGCAATCATCGGACTCGGCAAGGCGATCGGCCTGCTCGTGGTCGGGCTCGGGGCAGTCGCGGCCGTTGTCAAAATCGCATCAGCGGCGATGCTGGCAATGTTCACCCCCATCGGCCTACTGGTCGCAGTGGTCGCGTTGCTTGCCGCGCGGTTCGTTGACTTCGGTTCCGTCGCCGGCAAGGTCGTGGACTGGGTCAAGGACAAATTCGGCGAGCTGTTCGACAAGGTCAAAGAGGTCGTGTCCGCGATGGTTAACGCACTGCGCGGCGGCGACGTTGCGGCCGCGGCAGAGTTGCTGTGGGCCTCCCTGCGGGTTGTCTGGTCGCAGGGCGTCGCGTCCGTGCAAAAGGTATGGGCGTCACTCTGGACCAGCACGGTCAAGACTGCGATTACCGCCTGGTCGGCGTTGCTCGCGGGCCTGAATGAGATTTGGGCGCAAATGAAGCTCGGAATGTCCG